AACATAACCCGCCTGTGCATTTACTTGAAATGTTGCATTTGGTTGTGCTGCTACCGCACCACCGGGTAAGCTTAAGTTTGTATATTTTGTGTGTAACCTTCCTTGTTCCGCCCAACTAATTTGGTCAGACATAGAAGGCATTTCTGCTCCTACCATTCTTAAAAATGAGGAGATTGTTCTATTACCATATCTTTCAAATTCCTTTTCATAAGTATCTGGTAAATACTGATTCAAGAAATCAAAATTGGTAATATAATTTGACTGTAGGGCTACTTGCTCCGCATTTGGAAACAACTGAAACCCTGGGGTTGCTTGTAATGCCATAATTATATATATTTTTTAAATTACTTATTTATTTTTTAAACTTCTTATTTTCAAGCTACGTCCTGAATCTTTAGATAAAGAACGAACTTGCATCCCCCCTTTGCCCGTAACCTCCGGAGTTTTGCGTGTAGTCATATTTATATTTTTAGTCTTACGCATAACATCCTCAGTTGCATGAGATTTGCCTTGCTCATAAAAGAACTCTGCAAATCTTTGAGGGTTCATAGCTACTGATAAAGCAGTGTGGTAACCTTTAGCATTATTAATAAGTCCATTTTCATCTAAAAATTTACTTAAAAACGCACTTGCATTTAGCTGTTGTTTTTTTACCTCCTCTGCATTACCCGGTGAATAAATAAGCTTTTCCTCTCCTATGTTGAACTCAAAACCTTTGAACTCCGAGTTGAAAACCTCGTTTGTTTTTTTCATAAAAAAATCTCTTTTTCTACTATTTTCTTCTTCAACCGTTTTCGCTTGTTGTACATACCGCTTATAAGCTTCCAAATTCTTAGAATCTTCATCAGACAAACTAGACCGTATTGACTCAATAGGCTGTTTATAAGTGTCTTTTAAAGAATTAAAGTATTTTTTCGCTTTAGCGATATCTTTTTTCTTGTTTAGTTGTCTCTTTTTTATTACTGACTTGTCATCTTCATCTTCATCATACTTATAATCCTCCAACATAAATGAAACATCCTCGTCATCTAGACCATCTTCCGTGGCCATAAAATACTGTTTCAACAAAACATCATCAGGCAGTTTATCAAAGTCTTGATTTAACTTAACATAATCATCAAAACCTCTGCCTGTTTTTTTTCTATATTCCATGTAGGCTGCCACATCTTCGGGCAACTCTTCTTGTTTTTCTTTTTGCTCGAACAACTCTTCAACTGAATTTATTTCTTTATCATATCTATTTTTAATATGAGAAATTATGTCATCTTCAGTCAGCTCCACTTGTGGTGAAACTACAGGATCATCCTCTTTAACCTCTACCTTGTTTTGAGAATCATTATCCTCAGCCGGAGCTTCGGGTTTAACATTCTCAACCGGAGTCTCTACTTCCTGTTGTTGTTTGGCTTCATGCTTATCAAGCAATTCTTTTTCTAGCTCTTGAGTAGACTTTTCTTCTGCCACTGAAAGGTCTCTCACTTTTATTTTTTCATTTTTTTCCATTTGATTTAATTTTATACAAAGTTAATATTTTTTTTAATACAAATTTAGACGTTACGCCTAGTTACTTTTGCTTTCTTGGTATTAGAAACAAACTGCTTACCCTTACTTCCTTCTCTTTTCTTTTTGCGAGCTGTTTCTGCTCGCTCTGCCTTTGTCATTGAGATAGCTTTTTTGTAAGGCAAACACCGGTCAGGATTTTTTTTATTTTTACTTGTGCCACATTTTCCCTTTATTGATCCATCAGTTCCAATTCGAACCCATTTTTCTTTTAGCCATTTTTTCAGTTCACCCATTATTTTTTCTTATTAATAGATCTAAGCATTTTGTCAATTTTAGCAGCCTGCCCCTTGTGCATTGCTGAAGCCTTTTTAAGCTCTTTAGATATTTGTTGTAATTTCTTTTTATCTATCATGGTTATTTTACTTTAGAGTTTTTTGCATAATTAGGATCTTTACAATACTTACTTGCACCCATCGCAGCATAAGCCGACCATTTGCCATAAGTTTTCATTGCCCATGCTTTTCCCGCAGGACAAATTTTATTTCCTTTTCTTTGGGTTCTTTTTTTAGCCATATTATCTAGGATCAAACTCTGCTAAATCAAAACCATCTAAACTATCTTCATTGGATTCAAAGTTTTTAGGGGGTAAATTGTTTTTACGTTGATTTATAAGTTGACTCTGTTGAGTGTTTTGTTGACTTATACGCTCCGCTTTAGATTTTTCTCTTTCTGTTTCTCTAGTTTGAAGACCCTTTTCTGAGATGTTTCTCAATCTAATATTGTAATTAAACTCTTCGGCCATTAACTGACTTTTTAACTGAGCCTCATTATTTTGTTTTTTAATCTCCATCTCAATTTCCATTTGCTTTAACTGCATTTTAGATTGAATCTCTGCGTTTTGTTTTTGAACAGCAAGTTGAGCTGCCATTTGCTGAGACTGTAATTGTTGTTGAGATTGCATTGCTTGTTTTTGCATTTGCATTTTTTCTTCCCTGTCTTGTTTCTGAGCTCTCTTAACTTTTAACAATTGGTTAGCCAACTTAATATTTCTAATTTCTCTAATGTCAATTGCATCTTCTAAATTAATGTCTTGTTTAGACAATGCCATTTGAATATTAGCTTCAAGTTGAGCTTTTTGTTCTTCATCAGGAGAAACCTCTATAAATATACCAAAGTCATATATATATAAATCGCTTATTTCATTAAGAATAGAAACATTATACTTTCCAATTTGGTTTACAAAGTTTTCTTTAAAGTCTGAATACTCTAATATGTCCGCCACTCTATAAGACAGTCCCTCAGCTAAAGTTCTATAAATATATAAAGAACCATCTAAGATATGTCTAGTGGCTGTATTAGAATTTAAAGCTGCTAATTTTTGAACTCCAACCAAGGCGTTAGGATCAGGCTTAGAACCATCTCGTGCCTCATTAAGACCTGTTACTGATCGCAACATATCTAAATAATGATTATAGTTAGCAATTAACATTTGTGTTTTACTCGCACCGGAGTTAGAAGTTAATTGAGTAATAGGAACTTTTCCTTGATTATAGTCTCCATCTTGTGTGTAACTTCTCCCAATTACACTTCCTGTTTGGAAATACAATCTTAAAGCATCTTCGGGGTTATAAGCATTACCTGTTCCTAGATCTACCTCATTCAATCCGTCAGCATCAATAAACACCCCGTCTGGCACAGTTCGTGCAATAACTTGTTGTAACTTTAAATGAGTTATTTGCAACAAGTCGGCAAAAGGAATCATTCTTCTAACTAAAGATTCTATAACACCTTTATACATTCTTGGAGCAACTGCCACATAGTTAGGAATAGCATGCTGAGTAGCCGACTTAGGTCGCACCATATTTTTGGCAAGTTCCCATTTTAAAACAATATTTGTTCCCATTACCATTACCCCATCATACCACACATCTATAGTTTTCTCTACTTTCTCAAAATTCCCCTCGTCCATCATTTCAACCGGTGGGTTAAATGTATCTTCCTTTTCAATCATCCTACTATTTCCATTGTCATATATCTTCTTTTTATATACAATTTTTTTAGTAGTCTTATAGTTGAAATACATTAGAGTGGCCGTATCTTTATAAAAGATATCATTTTCATAAAATTGTGCAGTATTAAAATAATCATACCAACTTTGACTATATTGACTTATTTTTTCTAAGTCTTCATTGGTAAGACTCTCATCAATTTTTACAAGTTCCGTTATTGGAACAGTTTTAATCTCACCCCAATAAAAACAGTCTTTAAAATGTGGGTCTTCCGTATAACTATATACCACATTGGCAGGATCAACATAACTCACCTTCACCCCTGATCCTTCTAAAAACTCATGTTTAGCAACTCCTAAACCCAACACTGTTAAATCATAATCAAATCGCTTTCTTAAGTCTGAATAATGATTAGACTCTAACAAAGTGTCAATAGCTTCTTCTTCGGCTATTTCAATAGCAGGTTTATAATTAAGTTGCATATACAACTTTAATTCTTCATCTGTGGAAGGCAACTCGTCAGGATCCATAGTAAACGGATTAACCCCTCCCTTTTCTTGAATAATTTCTAAAATAGGTTTAGCCACCATTTGGCCTTCAATCATTTCTTGATACTTATTTCTGTGAGATTGAGACAAAGCATCTTGAGCATAAGCTTTAACTTTAAAAAGCCTATCTGACATTCCGTTAACAACAATATCTACAAACTTGGGTAATATAGGAATAGGAGTCCAATCTAAGTTAATGTGAGATAAATCTCCATCAACAGCTATTTCGTTTTTATATTTTTGAACAGACTGCTCTCCTCTAGCATACAGTCTAAGTTTATGAAAATCTCTCCATTGAGAATAGTATCTACAACTATTTCCTTCTTTTCGAAACCACTCATATTGTATAGCCTGCCCTATTTGCAATCCATACTCGTATGTTTCTTTTTCTTTATCCGAAACAAATTGGCTTGGAAAAGCTGCAGACTGTATATTAATAGTTACTTCCTTCATTATATTAATTCGCTTATTGTGCCACGGTTATTATACCTTGCAAAGTTAACACTTATTTTTGATTGTTTTTGTTTTGGTATGTACAAATGCTTTTGAGTAGCCATTATAGCAAGACCGGAGCTAATAGTTGCATCATACTTAGTCCTATTATTAATGTCAAACTTAGCCCAATCTTCTAATGTTTTGGTAAAAGGCATTGCACCCATAATATCCGACTCTCTATAATTGCCTTCTAAATCTAGTCCGATGTATTTTTCAATATAAGATTCTACGGCTGCAGCATGAGCCTGCTTTACATCTTGAGAAGTATTAGGAATACCTCCTAATTCTTTTTCTGTTTTGGAAAGCTTCATTAAAGGTTTGTCAGGTCTATTTATAGAAAACCCACGATATCCTCTATTTTTAAAATGATATAATAAACGAGGTTTATTGTTCTCCACTAATATAGGCATTCCATAAAAGACACAAGCCATTAACACTTCTTCAAAAAATATCTCGGCTGTTTGAGGCCTCGCTATATACTCCAAAAAGAACTCATTACTTGGGATCTCCATATTAAATTTAGTTAAGCCATGCAATGCACCATTTGAACCCTTACCATCTACTGTTCCTGATATATCATACGAGTCACATCCAAACGCCCCTAAATGCTCATTGCCGGGATACTTTATCCCCCTTCTTTCTGCCACATTGTTTTGCAAGTTTTTAGGTAACGCAAAGCTAATCTTGAACCTTCCCCTATTGTTAGGAGTCCATATAACTCTACTGTCCTTTATTCCATTCTCCCAACTAAAACCTCCCTGAGTGGTGTGATGTTTTTGCATTAAAGAATCGTTATAATCTATTTGTTGATATATTTTAGTCAAATTAAACAAAGAAGATTTACTTTCATCTCTAAACGCATGAGACTCAGTTCTGGGAAATTGACGATAAAATTCATTTAAAGCATCAGCATCATTTTTTAAAGAATCCACTTCTGCCCTCCAATAGTCTACTGCTCCTTGAGATATATACTCTCCATCTACACCCAAAATCTTTTGACTAGGTGTTTCTAAAACAGGCATTCCATATTTATCAATAAAACCTTCCATGTTCCACTCCATAGGAATAAACAAAGAATACATTCCACTTTTAGTTTGACCATTAGCATTTCTTTGCTTCACATTAGAGTCTTCAAATAATTTTTTAAAATTACTACCACCTTTGCTTAAGGCATTAGATGTTGAACCCATTAGACACTTGCCTATAATTTTACTTCCCAATCTTAAACAAGTCTTAGTAACCCTCCAATTGTTTAATATGTTATTAGGCTTTATCCATTTTCCACTCTCATCATGAACTAAAAGCAACAACTTTTCTCCATCATAAGAATTGTCATCTGTATTT